CATGCGCCATAGGCGGTTTAGTTACACAGCAACGCGGGTTATTCCGCGAGGATCAAGTACTACGGCCTCGACCTGATCATCATTGATGACCCGGAACTCTTTGCCGTAAATCTTGAAACGCGTACCGGTGTAGTTACGCACCAGCACGAAATCGCCCACCTTGCACCACGGCCCGGTAGGGAACTTGGTCTGATCCTTATAGGCGTCAGAACCCATCTTGAGGACAAACAACACCGACGTTGCGTGCTCTTCAGCCCGCATTGCAGATGAGGCTTTCAACAGCGATGTACCGTCGAATTTCTCCGATACATCCGGCACGACACACAGCAGCTTCCAACCCGTGGGGTCTGGCAGCATTGTCGCCCGTTGCTCTTCTGTTTCCGTGTCATCGGGCGTATCACGCTCAATGATCGGCTTCGGCATTGTCACGCCGTGAGGCAAGATAAAATCAGTCATCATCAGTCTCCAGTTTCTCAAGCAGGTCCATCAAGTGTCGCTCTGCCAACGCTAGGCCCTGAATCACGCCGCAGAGGTGTTTGTACGCTTCAAAAGACTGACACTGACCGGTAGCAGCGTCGTCCGCGAAGTTGTTCATATCAGCGCGTATTTTGTCTCGCAATACGCGGGCGAAGTCATTCACCATACATCAGTCCTTTTTAGCGGGGGGTTTCTTCTTGTCGGGACTCTCGGAACTCCCCGGCTCCGATTTATTGCGACTGGACTCCATGCCCAACCGCAGCCCTTCACGCATCTGGTTAGCGTCGTCCCTCTCTTTCTGGAGGCCCAACTTCAACCCTTCGCGTGTCTGATTAGCATCCTCACGTTCCTTGTCGAGGCCAAGTTTCAGTCCTTCACGGGCAAACTTGCCCTCCATCTCATCCTTTTTAAGCTCCATCGTGAGCATGGACTTCTCATACTCATGCTGCATCTGCTCACGCCGCAGCGCGAAGTCCTGCTCCATCTGCTCTCGCTTCAACTGAAGCTCCTCCATCGACCGCTGCATATCGGCCTGAACCCGCTGCCCTTGAATCTGAACCTCCTGCTGTTTGATCTGAAGCTCTTGCTGCTGCATCTGCACCACAGGGTCTTGCGCTTGCTGTTGCGCCTGCATCATCTGAGCCTGTTGTTGTGACTGCTGCAACTGCTGCTGGCTTGCTTGTGCCAGCATGGTCGAGAGAGCGACCTCCACCTCCGGCGTAAGCTGCTCCTCCTCGGGGGGCAGGGGCAGGCCAAGCTGACTCTCGATCTGCTGGCGATACTCAAACCCAACGTGGGCGGCGATGTGATCCTGCAACGCAGCCATGATCTGCTGAGCTTTCGGATTCTGCCCCATCTTCTGCTGGATCATGGGGTCTTGCATCATGGAGTTATGCACGGCGAGGTGTGCCGCGTGGTCCTGATGCCGGAACGCTTTTATCGGCTCACTCATCAACGCTCGCGCATTCTCCGTCACGGGGTCCATCGGCTTGAGGTCATTCTTCAACGGCACCAGCTTGGCTGCGTTCTTTATCCCTAGAACGTCCAGCATTCCCCGGTGAAGCTCCGGTAGGTCGTAAATATCCGGGGCCATCTGAGCCATCTGAATAACGGCCTGATACTGCACGATCCGCTGGGCCATAGTAGCCGCGTTGGGATCGGACACCGGCAGGATGTCCACGTGCTCATAGTCTTCTTTCTTCGCCTTGGGCGTACCCGTCTCAGGCTCGTAGTTGTAGGAGTCCTCCGTGTAGTCACGGATGATCTCAGCGAGGAGCTTCAACTCCTGCTTCAACGTGTAGTGAATCCGCGCCTGAACAGCGGAGAGCGGTTTAAGCTGCCGCTCCAGAATCGCCAGCGTCGTACCAACCGGGGCTTGTGACCCCATGTCACTGATCTTCACATCTGCCGTAGCGGCGAAGCGGCGACCATCCTCAATGATAGTCCCCAGCAACTGGAGCAGAGTCTGGCTAGGCTCCTTATAAGGAAGGGGCAGAATGCTATCCCGGATAGTCCCGGACCCTACGTCCACATCCCTGAACTCACCGGGGGAGATCGGCGTGTCATCTCCCTTGATCCGCAGGCTACGTGATTTGAGTCCTCCGGGGAGGTTAGCCAGCGTACCGGCGTCCACAAGCTGACGGGTCAGCGACGTAGCCGACTTGGCGAAGTTACCGATCAAGTGGAACAGGCCGAAGCCATATGAGCCAAAGCCGGGGATGTACTGATAGTGGACGAAGTGCTGACGCTTCAAGTTCAAGTCGTCTTCTTCCCGCCAGTTGCGGCGGATAGCCAGTACGTCATTAGACCCTTTGATCAGGGTGACCACATACGGCAGGGCAACGTCGTTCTCGTCCCCGTCGAGGTTCAGGTCCGCATGTGCCTCGTACAGCGTGTACCGCTCATCGTGGATGTCGCTGAACCCCGTCTCGCTGTCCTTCGCCTTCTTTATATCACTGCGGGTCTTGTCTGGGTCTGGGAGGTCAATGTCCCGGTAGAAGCCAGCCTGCTGTAACCGCTTGATTTCATTCTTGGTTTTACGCATCACGTGGGTGACGCGGTGGCACATATAGATGTCAGACACGCCGTATGGCAGCACGACATCCTCTGCCGGGATGAACACAGCGATCTGGCGACCCAGACTTGGGTCGTAATAGATTTTCTTGAACGCGGAACCCGTCGCGGGCAGGTTCCACAGCATCTTCTCATGCTCCGGGCGGTACTCGATCATCCGCTCCGTAAGCTGATAGTTCATGTCTTCTTTGACGCGGTGGGCAGCCTCTAGCTTCTCAGAGGTTTCCTTGCCAATGATCTTCGTCATCACCGGCCCGCTCGACGGGAATGTCTCCATCACCGTCTCGGCTTGGAACCTGACCACAGCCTCTGTGATCATGGGGTGGACGACGCCACAGGCCCCGCTCCACGGCTCCATCCGCTCCTCGTATTTGAGGCCCATCAACTTCAGGCCTTCAACATACGTCTCTTCCCAGTCTTTGCGACTGGCAAGATCATTCTCAATATCGCCAGCAAGTTCTTCAGCCATTGACTGAAGCGCCGACTCGTCCATTGTCTCAGCCAAGTTATCGCTGAACCCGCCACCCAGACCGTCTGCACCGGGTTCGATCTCGATCTCCATACCGTCTGCGTTTATCCGCACGGCTTCCGGGTCTTCAATCTCAATCTCCAACGCCGGGGTATCTTCGCCCAACAGATCGGCCAGCCCGGACGGGGCACGGTTCAACGCCTTGTCGATGCTCATTATCGGCTCCTCAATCTCGCCCGGTTTGTGGCGGGATTATATACATAATCTTTAACTTTTCCTCCCTTGCTCAGTTTGACAGCGCGATCTTTCGCTCGCTCTTCTGCTGTCATGCTGTCTCGGGAAGCGCCTTCAGCGGTCAGCGTACCATCTTCGCGCATATGGCCCCGCTGTATAAGAATCTTTTTAGCCATCTCCTCATCCCCGCCGACTTGTGCAGTGAGGCGTTTGAGCAGGCTGTATCGACCCATGTGCTGCTGAGTAACCATCAGTAATACGCTGCCTTTCTGGGAGCATACTGGTAAGGCAAGTCTACCTCATCTGATGGGAGAGTAATAAACCCACCTTGTCTAAACCGCATAAGGGCAAGTGTGGTGGAGTCCACCAAGTCGTCGTTTCTCCCCGCCGGGAAGTCGTTACACTCCTCCATAACCTCTCGTGCCCAGCGCCGGTCAGGTGCCCACACGATCCCTGCGGAGAACAAATCAGCCACGGCATTGACCCGACTGATCTTGTCCTGACCCTTACCCGGAGTGAACTCCCCCAGCGGTACGCCCATCCGCCGCATCTCTTGATACAGCGCGGCACCGTTGGATTTCTTCTCCACAATGAAGGCATCCGGTTCCCACTCCTTATACTCCTCCAACACCATTCTCTTTAGCTCTGGAAACTCCATACGCTTCTTTATGGCGTTTAGAAGTATTATGTTGTGGTTGTTTGTTTCTTCATTGAAGAATATCCCCCACGTAGTAAGGGCGTTGTAGTCAGCCCGGTTGGATGTCTCCTGTGCAGCATCCAGAGCCATAATAATGAAGTCACACTGAGGCGGGTCGTCCTTCTCCCATATCTGCCACCACTCCCTCTTTATTAACGCACCTTCTTCCGCCGTGGGCTGCTGCATATACTGGGCTTGCCAGTACCGGGGGTCCATGCCCGCCCGCTTCGCCATCAACTCCTCCATCGGCCAGAAATCCGGCCACAGAGGCTTATCGTTCAAGATGGCAGGGAATTCGACTACCTCCCACTCATCTGCGTCATCATTCCTCGTCATGTGGTCGATGATCTGCCCGGTCAGGTCAAGTTTTGACCACCGCGTCATCACCA